TGTTGTTGAATTTGTCCCAAGGTTGGAACTTTTCCTGTTTTATCATATCTTACAGTTATCCATTGCCACAGTTTTTTTTCCGATTCAACTTGAAAATATGAAAATTTGAGATATTGTCTTGCTATATCAAAAATTGTTCTTTTCTCCAATGATGCGGCCAATAACTCTATTACAAAACCACTTGTTAAATTACTATCTTTTGCCATAACCTCTTTTATCGTAAATTTTTGGGTACTCTTGTTTTAAGAGTGATTTACATTCCTTTTTAAACAAACACGTTGCACATTTTGAACTTTTATGAAAATACAAAGTGGTGTTAGCAACGCACCATAAAAAACCCCTCTTTGTATTATGATAATCCGCTTTAAAACTTTCTTCAACTGGACGTAAACTTGTGACTATTTTTGATATACTGCTTTCTTTTTTTACAACATTTATGTCATGATTCTTTTTTAAACCAATCCTTGTTATATAAACGTTTGTAGATATATCATATTTATTCCAACGCTCAATAGCAGCTTTACCAAAAATCCAACTGAACCGAACCTGTCTTGAATAATCTTTTATAGCACCATCGTTAAACCAACTTTGAATTCCATACTCTAAAAATTTTCTAACAAATTCTTCACCAATACGGTCTGAAAAAGTATCCATAAAATTTTCCCAACTTGCCGTATCAGAATTGTTACATTTGTAATTCACTTTACGTTTTGTAACCTGTTCTAATAATTCAATAAAAGTATCTACAGCATATCTGAATAATCTTTGTCTTTTACGATTATTTTTTGTTTCCATATTCCCATCCTTCTGGCAATTTATCATCTTTAAATATGTATTTATTTTTTAAACCATTATTTATACAAACTTTGCCCTTATTTCCAGGAGATTTTCCTAAAAAATATTTAGATAATTTAATTTTAGTTTCTTCGGAATGATGTTTACCTTTAAATGGATGATTTAAAGATACATATTTTTTAATATTTTCACGATGTTTTTCACTCAATTTTCTTCCAGTTAGTTTTTCTGATAAATTCTTCCTTGATTCTTCTGACATAACAATTCCTTTATTCCAAGGAGTTTTACCTTTATGAGACTCGCTTAATTTTTTTCTTGTTTCTATTGATGTTTTTTTACCTACGTTCCAAGGAGTTTTTCCTTTATTTTTTTCAGAAACTTTATTACTAACTTCTTTATTTTTCATTGGATTTTTATCTCCAATTTTTGATAAACCTATTTTTATTTTAGTTTCACGACTCAATTTCTTATTTTTGCCACTTTCAGACATTTTCTTTTTAGTTTCGTCAGAAAGTTTTTTACCTAAATTTATATCACTTAATTTCTTTTTAGTAGATTCATCTAAACGTGAACTGTTACCTCCCCAAGCTATATTAGTTCCTCCTAATTTATATGAATAATGAGATTTTTCATGTTTTATATAATATTCTTCCATCTTGTCAAGACATTTTTGAGAACAAATTTCTGAATAAAATAAAACTTCACGTCTTATAAGTTTTCTCCAATTTTTAGGATAGTCTTGTTTTATTCTTTTCATGAAATCATTCCAAATTTTACCACTTCCTGGATAATTTGAAACATTTGAAGATAAAAAATGCTCCTTCCCTTTATTTTCCCAATGTTGACCTATATAAAATGGTTTGTTTTCATTAAACTTGTATTTTGCTATTATAGTGAATTTGTAAATTATTCCATCCATTTTCCTATCCATTTTTTTAATATTTCATCCCAATCTTCACAAGAAGTATCTAAAATTCCAATATTTTTTTCTCCTATTATCTAATCTTGCTTCAGAATGAACAGAAAAATAAGCATCATATAAATCAAAAAAGTCAATTATAACACTCTTTTTCTTAGTTTTTGTGGTTCCAAGCACTCTCCCGCAACGTTGAATTATATTTGCTTCTTCAAGTCCTCCATCTACATTCAGTAATACCTGTGCAGCAGGCAAGGTGACTCCTTTTTTAAATATATTTGAAGCAAGAAGAAAACCGCCCTCACCCTCTAAAAATTCAGCCTTTGCTCGCTCACGCTCGTCACTTCCATCTACTCCGCTTATAAAAGTTATACCCGATAACTCCGCCACCTTGCTACCATGCTCTACGCTTTGGAAAAGCACAAGCGTTTTTAATCTTAGCTCACGAAGTATTTCTATCACTGAAAGTAGTATCTTATTTCTCAAATCGTTTTCAAAAATCAATTCTTTTCTGAATCCGTTATAATCTTCCACTTCTACATCATACTCAATATCATTATGGTCAATTAGCAGCATGAACACTTTATAATCTGATAGAACCTTACGTTTACGAAGTAGTGACTCAGAAATGTTGTAAACTACGTCACCGCTCCATTCCTTCAATTTTAAATTCTGAACTAATGTTCCCGCACGATATGGAGTTGCCGATAAACATAATTGGTATTCTAATTTTTTAGCTTTCTTGTAAGTCTTTAATTTCGCATCAGAACAATTTTCATGAATTTCATCTACGCATAAAAACTTCAATTCTTTAAAATACTTCTCCAACTCTTTTTTCTTTTGCACATCCTTACACCGTTTGGAAAATGTACTTTGAATAGTTTGTATCATTGCTACCGTAACACGCTTTGAAATATCTACTAATCCAGCCCTTATTTCTCCAACTTCAACTCCACCATAAGGTTCAAAGTATTCTTTTATGTCATTAACCGCCTGATTAAATAAGGTTGTGTTATCGGTACAAAATAAAAAATTACCATCATCTGAATCAAGGAAAATTCTCAAAATCTCTGACGCAATAAAAGTTTTACCGCCACGTGTAGGAACTACAATGATTCCAAACCTTTTTTTATAAAATTCTTCAACCGCTTTTTGCTGATGAACATATTTTCCTGACATTCTTGAATCAATCTCCGTTCCCTCTGGAATATTGAAATCATAATCATTTATTTGATAAGATAATTTGTGAACTCTTATATACTTTTCCAAAGTTGGTAACATACCAATTTTAAACGTCAATCTACGTTTGTCAAATTTTTCAATTTTTTGTGTATAAGCATATGGGTCTGGATTGCGAAAAGTCAAAGCCTTTGCTACATGTCTTATACCGTTTTTGCTTGACAGCTTGAATGAATACTCAAAATTGTTAATTCGTGATATGTTTACATCTATTGCCATTATCATAGTCTTTTCTGAGCTGACTGACTGTATAATCAACATCAAAGTGTTTTACTACTCTATATACGCCTGACTTGTTTGTCTTTGATAAATAGCCAACCTTCTCAGACATATTTCTTGCGGTATCAAGAGTTGCTGAAGAAAAATTAGCAACAGTACCTAACTTGTAATCATGTACTGTTTTGCCTATTTCAACAAACTCTTTCTCAACCTGATTAAGAATTTCTTGTCTTGTTATTTCAGTGCCAATAGGCTTGCTATTCACTGAATCTCTGAATATGCTCCAAACTGTTTTTGTTGTTTTCATTGCTTCACTATTTACTTGGGGTGATTAGGATACAAAGAAGTTACCCCCTAAATCCCCCTATTGTTAAACATATATTGTTACTTGGGTATGATAGTCAGCAGTTGTCAGAAGTTACCCCTTAGTTACATAGGACAGAGCTGCCTTTTTTTGCGTTACTGATGTAAACGTTCACGCTATGTTTATAACTTTGATTTAGAAACTATGTTTTTATCATATTAAATGCTTGTTAATAACTTATAGTTTAACGGTGATACTTTTACTCATATTTATGTTTTAAGTTTTGTTACAAAAGAAAAAAGACGAAAGCAATCGCCTTCGTCTTTCAACTATAAGGATTTTATTTTTACTTCAACAAACCTTATGTGACCAATTTCCAAAACCAAGTCAGTGTGTTTTTTTAAGCTGATTTGCACCTAAATGAAACAAAATGGTACGCCCACCTTTGAACTACACCCCTCTTTAGAGTAGTCAATTCGTCTGCACTGAATATATCGATATTTCGTGATGCACGTTGAAAGTGCACTCATAACCAATATACCGACCCTGTTATTCTAACATCCCTCCCTGCCGATCACGACCATTAATTGGTTCAAATTGTCGCCAACCTGTTCCCATTTCTGAATTTCCTGCCGAATCAATACAAGTCTAATATATCACCCCCATACATTGATGCTATTTCTTCTCTTGATAAAATTCTATTAATTATTTGAACATTATTAACAGGTGAATCAAAATTAGTAACTCCTGAGAATCCTGTAATTGAAGGAGTAAAAGGAGTTCCAAATAAATATAAACTACCTTTAAAATCACTTAGGTCAATTGCAGTACTCGCTATTCTTTCAGCTCTTGATCCACCGCTATTTCTATATAGTTTTAATAATCCGCTTGAATCACATGTTAAAGTGAACAATTTATCTACTATAGTTTGTGGATGATTAAAACCAGCCATAATAAGAGTACCATTGAAATGTAATTGATGATTTACTAAAAATAAAAATTGTTTGTTTTCAGAAAGTGGATTAAAAGCAATTAATATTCTTCTTCTTGTAATTGTCGGCACAGTTATATTTGACCAGAAAGATATTGTCCAATTCCCCTCGCTTAAATCAATATTAAAAGGTTGATTTATATAACAAGTGTCTGAAAAATGCAATGCTTTCTTATTTTTCTCTATAATTGCTGGGTAAAACTCCCACAACTTCTTACCTTTACCCTCTACCCAATTTGGTGAATTAATTACTACTGGAGTATTATTAATTTCTTCAATTACATTTTCACTATTGTTTAAAGGTAAATAAAGCAAATCTGCATATAATTTATTATTAGAAACATTTGCTTCTATTGATTTTAAAAAATAACCACTTTCTACTTTAATATCTAAACCCTCTATAGGAATTTGAGTTTTTAAAATCACCATAGCATGATAATTATCTCCCCCATCAAATATTCGTAATGAACTGTATTTACCTATAGTCTGACAACCAGCTAATATCTGTTCAACACCTCCTATTGTAGCTTTACCAATATGTCTAAATCCATCCGACGCTCCCCCCTCATTCATTTCTCCTATACTAAATACAGTTTTCCAAGTTTCGCCGTCATCTATACTTCTAATAATAGACGCCCCTTGAGAATCATTTGTTGAAATTCCACCTGAATATAAAGCATTATTTAATCTCTGTATTTGATAGTAGCCCTTTCCATTAGATAATACAGGATAGAAATTAACGTCATCTACTGTTTTTATCAATGAATGCCCTCCAACAATAGATGTTTCGCCAGTAATAAATCTAAATCCCTGTTCTGCATAAACAACCCCATTATCAGATGATTGTATAGTTCCTGAAAGCCTTTCCCATGTTAACCCTTTATCGAGAGTTCTCATTACCGCTCCTCCTCCATCAAGACCCGCATATCCTACTTCAGGGTTTTGAAATTTATCTACGTACACCCCATGAACATGTTGAAAATCCTTTGTCTCATAACATAAATTCCAAGTTATTCCATTGTCAACACTTCTGAATATTTTAACATCAAATGCAAGTTGGTATCTACCACATATAAGTTCCCCAGATGAAAATTGCCCCATACTTTTTTGAAATACAAAGCCGTCCCCATCATCCATTATAGAAAAATCTAATACAACATTAAATGTATCATATGGAGCTTCAGACCTATATATTTTATTATTTTTAATAGTATAAATAATATCTCCTAAAGCAACAAACACTAATTTTCCACAATCAGGGGATATTACTTCCCAAGTAGTACCATTAAAAATACTAACAGAATTGGTATCAAATGAAGAAATAGGAGTACCATCACTCAACGTGACAACTCTTGCATTTACAGGAAGAGTATTATCAGTCAAAATGTCATAATTACCTTGTGATAAAATATCAAAAGGAATAAAGTTACCTTGACTGTCTAATATACGTACATCACTAAAATTATTTTGCACCTTTCCCTCAAAGAAAATATCGTTATTAGCTGGGGTAAATTTAGGCATATTCTTATGAAAATTAAGAATAATAATTTTATCATCTCCTGCATATGTCCCATCTATATGGATATTCTCCGAATGATATTCACCCGCATTCTTAGCCTGGTATAAACCGTCAAAATCAATACCAGATAAACTGTTAACGATTTGCTTATCTTCATCTGTGTAATTGTTATCTGATAACCCCATCCCATCAACTTTGCTGACTTTGCTCGGTATACTATCAACAAGCTCTTTATCTTCATCTGTGTAATTGTTATCTGATAACCCCATCCCATCAACTTTGCTGACTTTGCTCGGT